ACTGAGCTTAAAGCTGTTAATCAGATCCTGGCGTCAGTTGGTCAGGCTCCTGTAACTACGTTGACAACTGAAGAAACCTTTATTGTTAGTGAGGTTAGTCGCTTTACTGGCTCTATTTCAGGCACCACTTTGACTACTGAAACTGCTAACATCCCTGTCGGTACTTATATCGGCGGAACTGGTGTTACAGATGGTACGTCTATTGCTGTTGCTGGTACAGAAGTCAGTCCTGCTACTGATCCTGTTACGTACAATTACACTCTGAACATTTCTCAGACTGTAGCTGAACGTACTCTAACTCGTAGTGAGGTTACTACTAGAGTTGAAACTCAAACCAACCCGGACGTTGCGATTGCACTCAACACCCTGAGAGAAGTGTCACGTGAGGTACAGAGCGAAGGCTGGTCTTTTAATACTGAATACGATTATAAAATTACACCTGATAATAACAATGAAATCAGGATTGCAGACGATGTTCTTCAAATGGACCTTAACCAGGGCTACCCTGAGAACATTGAAAAAGAAGCCATCTTCCGTGGTGGTAAACTCTACGACAAAAAGAAGCACTCTTATAAATGGACGGCTGAGCACGTCTATGTAGATATTGTGTGGTACTTTACTTGGGAAAACATTCCCGCCCCTATTCAAGCGCACATTGTAGCACGAGCTGCTGCTATTGTATCTAGCCGTATTATTGGTGACGCTAATCAATATACTGTACTTCAACAGAAAGAGCTTGTAACACGCTCTCAAGCTATGGAGTATGAATGCAACCAAGGTGATTATACATTCTTTGGTTCACCTGATGGTGGTAATTTCTACCGACCCTATAAGCCGTTCCATACCTTGCAACGCTAATGCCAGCAGTAACCCAAAACATTCCTAATTTTCTGGGTGGTGTATCACGCCAGATTGACGACAAAAAACTACCTAACCAGGTAACTGAGTGCATTAATGGGTACCCTGATCCTACTTATGGTCTCCTTAAAAGACCCGGTATGGAGCACATTAACGTTCTTAAAAAAGCTGACGGTACTGCATTTACAAAAACTGAACTAGCTGATGCTGCTTGGTTTTTTATTGACCGTGATGATGCGGGTTCATACATAGGAGCAGTTAAAGGTAGTAACATTTATGTATGGACTAAAGAAGATGGTACATTTTGTACTGTAACTAACAACGGTTCAGCGTACCTGACCGGTACTAAGCAGTCTGATTATCACTTCCGTAGTGTTCAAGATGTTACTGTTATTACTAACAAAACAGTGACTGCTGCTATGCAGGCAGATGGTACCTTTGTGGCTAACTCTGTAGGTACCTTGAAACTGAATTCAGTTACCAACGGTCTGAATTATAAAGTAACAATTCAAGGTGAAGACGCTGAGGTAAGTGCACAAAGCAGTACGACGTTTGATGATATGCTTGTGTATGACTCTAGTGATGTTAACACAAACCATCATCTAATTGATAAAATTAAAGACGTTATTGAAGCTCAGCATACTGCTAGTAATTCTGACTTTGATGGTGTATGGTCTCTAGAGGCCTATACAAACAGCCTAGTCATCAAACGTACCACAGGTACCAACGCTGTTGTTACAGACTATACAGCACCTACAGGGACTCCCCTAGCGTTTACATTGGAAGCCAAAGGTGGTCTAGCTAACGAAGGTATTGAAGCCTTTCAAGATGAAGTTTCTAGCGCTGATAATGTTCCGGCTGAATCCTTTGACGAACATCATGTCAAGGTTCGTAATACTAATTCAGCAGATGATGATTACTACCTTGAATATGAGGCTTTTAACGGTACTCGTGGTAAAGGTTATTGGAAAGAGACAAGGGCTAGAGATACATCTCCCGGTCTTGACGCTTCCACTATGCCACACCAGTTAGAAAACACTGGAGCAACTGCATTTACATTTGGTCCTGTAACGTGGGAATCAAAGAAAGTCGGTGATGCAAACAGCAACCCTAACCCCTCTTTTATTGGAAACAAGATTACATCTACGTTTTTCTATAACAGCCGGTTTGGTATGCTGTCTGAGGATAATGTATTTTTTGGTGTAGCTAACGATTCGTTTAATTTTTTTGTTAAATCAGCTCTTACACAAGTTGACTCTGATCCAATCGATTTAAATGTAGCTAGTATCCGTCCTGTTGTTCTTAACGATGTACTACCTTCTCCACAAGGTTTGATGTTGTTTAGTGCACGACAACAGTTTCAAGTGTACTCTTCCAGTACTACAACGTTGACACCAACCACCGCAGTGATTAGATCTATTTCTAATTACGAAATGTCTTCTGCTATCCCGCCAGTTGATGTAGGTACTACCGCAGCATTTATTAACACTGTGCCTGGGTATTCTAAACTGTTTACATTACAGTTACGTGAAATTGAGCAGAGCCCTCTAGTGGTAGACATTAGCAAGGTTGTGCAAGAATGGATTCCAGATACAGTAGATTCACTTACGGTTAGTCCACAAAATTCTGTGGTTATGCTGACAGACCGTGATAGTTCTTATATGTATCTTTATAGGTTCTACAACAACGGTGAGGAGGATCTATTCCAAGCATGGGTTAAATGGCAATTGGTAGGTACTATTCAGGCTGCTGACATTATTGATGATGATGTACTTATTATCTCTCAACATGAAGATGAGTACACGCTTGGTAAGATTATTCTTGACCAGATCCCTACTGGTGATGTTGTTGCAACGACAAGTGGTATGACTGGTACACCTTGTCTTGATATGGCAACACGTCCTGTCAAGCCTCACTCTTCTGTAGATGCAGTGGTGTATGACGAGACTAATGACATCACTAAGATCTACGTGCCGTACACACCTATTGATGATAAAGAAGCTGTAATGTTTTTAGCTCTGCCTGAGGCGGATAAAAATACAACCGCAGCTATTGATTCAGATACTGGTTATTACGTTTCTGCTATTGAAAGAGTAGAGACTGGCACAAGTTATAGGTACTTTGAAGTTAAAGGTAAGTTTACAGATTACAGCGATGGTATTGTTGTAGGTTATGGTTTTGACTACGATGTGACATTACCTAAGTTGTATTACCGTCCTGAGGCTAGTAAAACTGATTACACTGCTACACTGACTATTTCCCGTGTTAAATTCTCTGTTGGTAGAACTGGTTCTATTCGGTTTAAGGTGAAGGCTGAGGGTTCTAATGAATGGAAAACAGTAGAGCATACTACGGATGGTGATTATTATTCTGCCGATACTAATCCTGTAAAATCTGAACGACAGTTTACTGTCCCTATCCATCAACGTAATACTAATTTTGAACTTAAAGTGACAAGTAATTTTCCATACCCTGTATCGTTGGTGTCAATGATGTGGGAAGGTAACTATTCCCCACGATTCTATAGGAGGGCTTGATGTTTAATCCAAAAGAAAATCTATTGGATCAGCAGCTTGCCGAGTCTGGTCTGGAGATGCAGTTTTTTAAAGACCTAATTACTAGCGGTGCTTATAGCCGTAATAAAAAGGCAAAGAAAAACGAAAAAAATCAAAAAGCACACGCAAAAAAAGTAGCTAATCTTCAAAACAAGCATAACAAGAAGCTTGATAAGGCTGATAAAGCTAACTATTACGCGATGCGGGATTATTCCCACAAAACCAATTTGCGTAATTGGGAGCGTGGTAAAGAGATTCAAGATTACCAATATGCTGCTCAGCTAAATCAATATGAAAAAAGTCAGCAGATAGGTACAGAACAACTTGGTCTTAATGCACGAGCTAGAGAGGTTGCTATTGAAGCAGAAAAGGCAGCAATTAATGAAGCCTTTATCCAGCAACAGTTTCAACACCAAGAATCATTAGGTGCACTAGAGCAGACCTACATTGAGCAAGGTATTAATCGACAAGAGCAAAACATCCAACTTGCTGGTATTAAAAATCAACAAAAATTTGGTGCCATGAGCATTGAAAATGAGTTGAAACAACAGCGAGCGCAGACTGCTTTGCAAAAAGAAACTGCTATGGTTGATAGCCTAGTTGCTCAAGGTACAGCTCAATTGGGTCAAGCTGGTGTATCTGCAACTAAAGCTAAGCAAGCTAGTATGGCATCACTCCATCGCACACTTATGGCGTTGGATACAGAGTTGTCTGGTAAAAACGTGACAGCTGCAATTCAAATGGCAGAGCTTAATGCGGATGCATCGCTGTCTGCAATGGGTGTTGGTCTTAACTTGCAACGTATTGAAAATGCTATTACAGATGCAGAAGACGCAACTCAAGCTAACATTGAAGTTCTCTCTGCTAATATGAAAAGCTTGATTTCACAAGCTGAACGTAATGTTAAGCAGATTGAGCTAGAAAAAGAAGTTGCTGATCTAAACACTAGGGCAGCTATGATGATTAAACCTGAACGGTTGTCATACGACCCTCAACCTGAAATGCCACCTGAGCGTAAATTTGTTGACCGTATGAAAGCAATCCCCGGGTTTGTCCCATCAGCCCAGCAAGAAAACTTGTGGGCGGCAGGTATCAGCACTGTTGGTTCTGTTGTTAGCACAGTTGCTACTGGCGTTGGTGCAATGAATGCTGTTAACCAAGCTGGTGGTCTTGGTGCTATGACGAACAAATTCCTTGGTCGCTCGTAAATTTTTAAATAACTAATCTATGGCACGTATCCAGTATCAATCCGCTGCACGTAGCAGGGGATTTAGTCCACAACAATTAAGTACAGCGGGTATTGACCGGATGCGTGAAGACAGCAACCGGCTTATCAAAGGCATGGAGAGACGCCGTCTCGCTGAAAACAAACAGCGGGAGGAAAACCTCCAGGCAATGAAAGAAGACGCGGCTTATTCTGAAAGGATTGAACGCGAGAATCACAAGATTGCTCTTTACAACGAAGAGCAGCGAGCTAAGGCAGCAATTGAACCTACTAAAACTGAAGGTGTCGGTGAGGTATTTACCGGTCTTATGCAGTTTAGTCAGACACTTTCTTCAGCTCTTACTGAAGAAGCAAACCGGCAGACTAAACGTAATGTTGCTGCAGCTTTAGCAGAACCTATTACTATTGATCAGGAGCTGGCAGCAGCTAGAGCCAGAAGGGCTCAGACAGATGGTGGTATTGTTCTTAACGCTGAGATTCGCGAAAACGCACTTCTGACAGGTGAAGATCCTGTCGATACAATTAAAAGTCATGTAAGTAATCCGGCTATTGTCGGTAAGGCTGCGCAGGTGTATGACAACCGCCGCGCTAAATTGCTTTACGACACACTGCGTGATGACTACATGATGTCCACTGATAAGATTTTTATTGGTGATGACGGTAAGGCGTTTTCTGGTATAGAAGCAGGTGGTGATGCTAACCTTACTAGGCAGCTTCATCAACGTCTTAGAGAAGATGTACTGATTACATTGGGTAATCCTAACCCTGTGTATTTGTCTGAAGCTCTTAAAGCTATCGACGAAAGTAACGAAACTTTTGTAAACAGAGCTAGAACAGAAGAAAAGAAACGGTTTGAAGAAGAAGCCAAGGCTCAAATCGATACCTTGTATAGCAGCGGTGATCCTGAAAACATTGTCAGTGCTCATGATCTAGGACGCTCTGTATTCGGAAACGTATGGGCTTTAGATAGGCATCAGCAAGAGCTTGCAAAAGCTAATAGCAATGAAAAAAATTTGCTATCACCTGATTTTAAAGGCAATGGTAAAACTTTTGGTGAAGAGTTTCCTAACCGTGTTACTGCAGCAGCTCAAGAAAGAAAGAAAGCTATTGATAAGCAAAATCAACTAGAAGATGATTTAAAAAAAGCTGAGTTTAAACAATTAGTTGAAAACAACCTTGATAATCTTCAGTCTGATTTTACTAAAGATCCAGAGCTAACTTATTCTTACCTGCTTGATTACGCTAATGAAAGAGGCATTGCTATGCCTACTAGTGTTAAGCAGTTGTACACCGCTGGTAAGAAAAGAAATAAAGAACTGAACAGTCAGTTGCTTGATCGTCTTGCTAGCAAAGATATGCTAGACGGTACTTTTATTAACAGCTTGGAAGATAGTGATTTACAGAAACGTGGTAAGGAACTACTTGCTGCTCAGCGAGAACGTCAATACGGTATTGGTTACGCCCCTCTACTAGAGGGTGTTGAAAGTTACGCCAAAGATTTGGCTAATTTTTCTTCTACATTACCTGGCGCTACTACTACACAAGTTGAGCTAAATAAAGTAGCTATTACAAACTTTATTAAACAAGACCTTAAACAAACTCAAGATGCAAACCTCACCCGTAAAAACCTTGAAGAACTACTTCGCACTGCTAGCAATGGGGATCGTACTAATCCCTTTTCCTACAAGGAAGTCGGTACTGGTAGGGAGTACCTAAACATCGGTAAGATTGATAGGACTCGTCAAGAGATGTCAGTGTACATTTCCAAGCAGGCTAGCGGTAAAACCGCAGGTCAAGTGGTTGACACGCCGTATCTTTTGATGAGCGAACAGCAACAGCAAGATATCTCCTCTAAGGCTGAACAAGGTCTACCGTTTGTTTATCCTGATGGTATCGAGCAGGTTGCTGATATGTACGGTTTGAAACCTAGCGAAGTGTATAACGCACAAGCTGAGGC